CACAGGTAACACTAGGAGAAGTGTGTTTACTGCTAAATTAGGTAACACTAACAGGCTAAGGATGTCTGAGGGCTTTAAATTAGCTTCTAGTAGCCCCACAGCCCCTTTTATACATGGTAAACCAATCTACAGGGGATTTAGTCCAGTAAAGAGAACAAAGCCTTTTTTTCCACCTTATAAAGAGGGATCTAGTCTTGCTAAGTGGGCTAAGAGAGGTACACCTAAACTAAATCCATTCTTAGTTGCTAGAGCCATATCTAAGAGAGGTTTGAAGATGAAACCTTTTATTGGTGGTGTTGTCTATGAGAAGCAGAAAGAAATAAAAGCAGGTGCAGAAGATATGCTAGAATCTATAGCAAGAGATATAGCTAGGAGTGTTAAGTAATGGCTGCTTTAACAGCAATCAGAGATGGTTTAAAAACAAATTTAGAAACAATATCAGGGTTAACTGCTTATGAATATGTACCAGACTGGATAGAGCCACCTATAGCATTAGTAGCTCCATTAAATAGTTTAAACTATGATTCAACAATGGCTAGAGGCTCAGATACCTATGAGATACCTATAGTGGTCTATATATCAAGAGTAGATGCACAGACTGCACAAGATGGTGTAGATGCTTACTTAGCCTCAACTGGGGCAACCTCAGTTAAAGCAGCTATTGAGAGTGATCCAACTTTGGGAGGTGCTGCTATGTCTGTTAGAGTTATAAGTGCAACAGATTATGGAGAGTATGAAGTAACACAGGGAACTAGCTTTCTTGGTGTAACATTCAATATAGAGGTAATAGCATAATGAAAATAAAAATATTAATTGGAAGTAACTATCCAGATAAAGATGGTAGTGAAATAAGGTGTGAAGCAGGAGAAATCTGTGATGTACCAGACAAGATTGCTAAAAGTTTGATAAAGAATAAAGCTGCAGTAAAATTTGATAGTAAAATGGCTAAAGAGGAAGAGGAATAATGCCTACATTTAATCATGGTAAAAATGCTGTTGTACTATTAGATAATACAAATCTATCTACAACTTTAACTGATGCAAGTGTATCTTTAACAGCAGATGTAGCTGAAACTTCAACATTTACAGCAAGTTCTAAAACTTATGTTTCTGGATTAAAAGATGGAACAGCTACTCTTTCAGGTTATTTTGAGAGTTCAAGTCCAGATGCAGATGCAGAGTTTTTATCCCAATTAGGTAGTTCAGGTAGTGCTTTTACTATTGCTCCTATTGGGCATACAAGAGGAAATCCAACTGAGTTTGGTAATGTCATTGAAACTTCTTATGATAGATCAGCAGACATTGGCTCAGTAGTTGCAGTAGCTGTAGCATTTCAATTTGATGGAGATGCACATAATGGTAAGAGCTTACTTGCTCCAACAGCTATAACAAGTTCATCTAATGAAGTAGGAGTAGATTATGGAGCAGCAGGTACTAATGGTGGTGCAGGAGTGCTTCATTGTACTGTAAGTAGTGGATCTCCAACATTAGATGTTAAAATACAAACAAGTGCTGATAATGTAACTTTTTCTGATTATATAACTTTTACTCAGGCAACAGGTACAACATCAGAATTAATAACAAGTGATACTAATCCTGCAAGATATGCAAGAGCTGTTCTAACTTTTGGTGGATCAGGTAGCATAACAGCAGCAGTTAGTTTTGCTCAGAAATAAATATAGAGGAGAAAGATAAATGCCAACATTTACACATGGAAAGAATGCAGCATTCAAGATTGATGATTCTGGTGGAACTTTAAGAGATATCTCTGATGTTCTTACTGATGTTTCTATTTCAAGAACTGCTGATGTAGCTGAGGTTTCAGCATTCACAAATAGTTCTAAAGCTTATGTAGCAGGACTAAAGGATGCAACTTTAACAATCTCAGGCTCTTTTGATGCAACTGTTGATGGTTACTTATCTGGAATACTTGGAGCAGAGGGATCTTTTGAGTTCTATCCAATTGGAACTACAGGAGGAAATCCTAAAGCATCAGGAGAAGCAATAATGACTTCTTATGATAGAACACCTGATATAGGTGGAGCTGTTACTTTTACAGCTGCTTTTCAAGTTTCTGGAGATGTAACTGAGGGAACTGCTTAAAATAAACATTAAGTAATTCACAACAGAAAAGAGGTTATCATGAAGAGGCTTAAACTAGATGATATATCTAATGCCCCTGCACTCCCTATAAAAGAAGTAGAACTTCCTGAGTGGGATGCAACAGTTATTGTTACAGGGTTAACTAAAGCTGATGCAGTAGAGATTAATAAATTATCAGAGGTTGATGGTGTTAGAGATGAGGTACTCTTTGAAAAGCATCTACTGCAAAAAGGATTAAAAGATCCTGAATTTGACACATTAGAACAAGTAGAAGAGTTTTACTCTAAAGCAACACCAACAATAGTTGATAAAGTCCTAATAGGGATTTATAGGTGCATGGCTTGGACTAAGGAGGATCAGGCTAATATAGCTGATCAGTTTCCAGAATAATACAGAACTAGCTTTTGAATTTAGATTAGCTATGGACTTAGGCATGACTGTTGATACTCTTAGAAAAAGTATGAGTGTTGAGGAATTTGAGTCTTGGAAGTTATACTACATAGATAAGAATAAAAAAGAGCATAAGGCTATGACAGAAGCCAGAGCAAAATCTAAATTGAGGAGATAAAAAGATGGCAAGAACAACTTTAGAAATGTTCATCAAGTTAATTGGTGCAGATAAAGTTGGAAGAGCTTTAGATAGTACATCTAAAAAGATAAAGAATACTCAGAAGCAAGTTGATAAAGGTACTAAAGAAAATGCTAAGTTTGCTGCAGGTATGTCTGGACTTAGTAAAACAGCTATTGTAGGCTCATCATTATTAGCAGTTAAAGCATTAGGAGATTTTTCAATTTCTGCAATTCAAGCTGCATCATCAGCACAAGAAGCTGCAGGAGCTTTTGGAACTACTTTTGGTAATGCCTCTGAAAAACTTAACAATCAGCTAAGTAAAAATGCTAATTTGTTTGGTTTAACATCATCAGAAGCACAACAACTTATCTCAGTCTTTGGCTCAGTTGCTCAAGGTATAGGTTTCACACAAGAAGAGTCAGCAGACTTATCATCAGAACTATTTGATTTAGCAGGAGATATTGCCTCATTCAACAACATTACAGCAGGTGCAGCTCCTGTATTACAGGCTTTTAGATCAGCTCTAGTAGGGGAGAGAGAAGCTCTAAAAACTTATGGTATAGCTATAACAGAAGCTGAGGTACAAACTAAGGCTTTTGAGCAAACAGGAAAAGATAGTGCTGATGCTCTTACTAGACAAGAAAAGGCATTAGCTACAACTGCTCTTATATTTGAAAGATCCTCTGTACAGCAGGGAAATGCAGCTAGAGAGGCTTCTGGGTTTGCTGCTCAGATGTTGATAGCTAGATCTGCTACTACTGAATTACAAGAGGAAATAGGGGAAGAGTTACTTCCTGCTGCTGCTGATTTATTAGGTGTTTTTAATTCATTAAGAGAAACAGCAACACCTGATTTAATTACAAAGTTTGGAAATTTAGGATTAACAATACAGGGAACAGTTGAGGCTTTTGAAAGAGGCAAAGATTCTTTTGATGGTTTTATGGATTTCTTTAGACCAGATGACTATGAAGAGTTTAATAAAGAATTAAGAGAAACAAACAGAATATATACAGATGGCATACTTGGTTTAAGAGGTTTAGGTAGAGAAAGAAGAGCTGATAAGGAAGAAACAGCAGAACTTGTTAAGCAATTATCTAACTATGCTTCTACACAAGCAATAATTAATAAGTCTATAGAAAAGAATAGATTTATTGTCAGAAACTTAATACCTCAAAACAAAAAACTTGGAGAATCTTTTAAGAAAGATTTATTACCTACTTTGGACAGAATAGCTAAAATTTATGGAATTATTAATAAAGAAAGTGGAGAAACTGTAGAACAAGATAATGAACTTGAAGAAGCTACCAATGCTGTTGCAGAGGCACAGAGAAAAGAAGCTCTATCTACAGCAGAAGAGGCTTTACAGAAAAAACAACTTCAACAAGAAATAGCAGAGTTAATATTCTTTCAACAACAGGGAAAAGATGTAACAGAGGAACTTGCTTTAGCTCAAGAGAGATTAAAAGATGTTGAATTTGAACTTACTAGAGAATCAGAAGAGTTAAGAGATGCTAAAAAGAATTTAGCTGAGGTTGAGTCTGAAATGGAAAGTGCAGTAGATGAAAGCAATTCTGCTATTCAAGAGCAAATAGATGCTATAAATGAATTACAAGAAGTTACAGATTTATTTAGTGCAGATGACTTTAAAGAAACATTAGAGGCTTTAGCA